CGCTCGCCGACGAGATAGGTGCTGCCGGCGCGAACAGGCCCGCCGGCCGCCCTCGCTCCGGCAACGGCCGGCTGACCGGCCCCGCCGAGGAAACCCTTGACGCGGCCCCATGCACCGGAAGCCGCGCCCGTCACGGCGCTCTTGATCCGCGATCCGATGTCGGCGACATAGTCGATGACGGCCTTCGCCCCGGCCTTGACGCCTTCGAGCAGGCTGGCCATCAGCACGCGGCCCGCCGCGAGCATGTCGGAACCGAACGCTTTCAGCCGCTCGACCATCTGGCCGATGTAGGTCGCGACCTTGCCGGGCAACTCTGTCAGCGCGATGACGACATCGGCGGCGAACTTGCCGGCCGCCGCGCCCGCCGCCGCCCATCCGCCGCCAAGATCGCCGACCGGGCCGAGCAGGCCGGAGACCGTGTCCCACAGCCAGGAAAGCCCGTCGATGACGGGCTGCAACGCCGGCATGATCGGCTGGATCGCCTGCATGAAGGCTGCGCCGAAAGCGCGGAACATCTCGGCGATGCCCGACCAGTTTTTGTAAATCCACGTCCCGGCCGCCGCGATCGCCACGACGATCGCGCCGATCCCCGTCCCGATCAGGGCGAATTTCAGCACACGGAATGCGACCGTCACCAGGCGCAGCGGATTGAGGAGCCCCAGCATCCCGCGCGCCATCATGGTGAGCGCGGTCCCCTGCCCGGCCACCGCGGCGGCGGCCGTATAGCCGACCAGTGCGGTGCGCAGCGACCGCAAGCCGGTCGCCAGAAGCGTGAAGGGGAAGGCAGCAAGCCGCGCCGCACCGGCAAGACCCTGCAGCCCGGCCTTCGCGGCGATCAGCGCGCCGCCCTTCATCCACAAAAGCGAGAATTGCAACGCGAAGACCGCGACGCGCAAGCCGGTCAGCGCCGCCGCCGTGGTGATGATGGCGCGGGTGAGCGCCGGATGCTTCTCCGTCCACGCCGCGATCTTGTCGATGATCGGGGTAAGCTTGTTGACCAGCGTGGTCAGCGCCGGCAGGAGCGCGTTGCCGATCGACAGGCTGAGGTTGGAGATCGCGATCGACCAGCGCTCGGTCGTGAAGGCGGCGGTCTGGATGCGCTTCTCGTAATCGGCCTCCACCACGCCCTGCGCCTTCATCGCATCGGCGCGGATCTTCCGGTACTCCTCCATATTCTGGATGAGCGGGCGCAGGCCCTTCTGCACCTGCGCGTCCTGAAACAGGTCGCCGAGCTTCGAAAGGTCGCCCTTCAGCGTCTTTTGCGTGATCTCCGCGATCGCCTCGATCGGCGTCATGCCGGCCTTCGCCGCCTTCGCCATCTCTTGGCGCAGGTCGACGCCCATCTTGGCGAACGCCTTCATCGTGCGCGGCGCATAGAGCTTCTGCAGGATGTTCTCGAGGTTCGTCGCGGCCGAGGCGCTGTCGCCCGTCCCCTTGCGCACCACCTGCATGGCGGCGGCGAGGTCGGCCACGGCCGAGACTCCCTTCTGCCCAAGGCCCTGATAGGCCGCGCCGAGCGACGGGAAATACTGCGCCATGTCCTTCAGTTCAAAGGCCCCGTCCTTGCCGGCCTGCGCCATGGCGTCGAGCGCCTGGGCGAATTGGTTGGCCGGCACCTTCAGGTTGGAGAGCGCCGCATAGCCGGCCTGCGACAGGTCGGCAATGGACGCCTTGTAGGCCGTCGCCGCGCGCCCGATCGCCGGCAGGAGGCCGAGCGCATCGTCGGCGTTGGCGCCCATGCCGACGAGGATGTCCATCCCTTCGGCCATCTGCTGCGCCGACTGTGTCGTCTGGCGCGCCACGGTGCGCACGGCCGCGCCGATCTTCGGCATGGCATCCGAAGCCGCGCCGATCTTCTGGCGGATGTCTTCCATCTTGGCGCCGAACTCGGTCGCGGCGTCGAGCGGTGCGCGCAAGCCCCGATAGAGCACGTAGCCCGCCCCGGCCGCCGCATACATGCGCCCGCGCATCGCCGTCAGCCTGGCGTTGTTCGCCTCCTGCATGGCGTTCAGCCGGCCGATCGCGGCCGAGACGGCGCGAGACGGCGCCGTCACGCGGTCGACCAGCGAGACGATCAGCTTGGAAGTCAGCACGGCCACGGCGGTTCACTTTCCGGCTTCGAATTTCAGGATAGAGCGAAGCGCGGCCGAGTAGGCCAGGAACCGATCCCAGTCCATTTCCTCGACCTCGCCGACAGGGGTGTGCAGGTGGCGGGCCACCGCCGCCACCGCCTCTATTGCAGAACGGCCGCCGCCTTCGCCTGCGCTGTTGCGGCCGCCGCCGCCGTTTTTCCCATCAAGGGTGTCACCGCTTCCGCGAGCTTCTCGAAATCGTCCATTTCGAGTTCTTCGATCACCTGGATCGGCACGTCCGCCATCGAGGCGAAGATGGCGAAGGACTTGCGCGCCTCACCCGACACAAGGTCGCCGGCAACAAGATCCTTGGCCTTCATCTTGCGAAACGTCAGGCTCGCATATCTCTTGCCGTCATACTCCACCGCCGCGTCGAGCGGCACGGTAACGGTCTTCTTGTCCATCGGGATCACTTCCTGTCTGTCATGATGAAACCACACCGGCCGAAGGCCGAGGCTCCGACCGGAGCCCGCCCGCGTTCGGGCGCGCCCGCGCAGCGCCAGGTGGCAAAGCCGCCGGTACGGCGCGTGAGCGAAAACTAAGCCAGCAACGCGCTGCGGATGGCGTTCGTCTGGCTGACCCCGCCGATCGACACGTCGAACGGCGTCGCCTCTAGCAGCACCTGCCCGTCGACCTCGAGCTTGTAATAGCGCAGCGAGATCGAGAAATCGTTCTCGCCGACCTCGCCCGTCTTCCACGTGCCATGGTCGTTCTTGACCAGCCGGCCGCGTATATAGGCGGTGGCGTTGACGATGGTGCCGTCCTCGTGCGCCAGCGCGCCGGTCGCCATGAATTCGCGCTCCTGCCCGACGGCGAGCCCGAAAAGCTGGATGACCTGCGGATCGAAGGCCGTCAGCTTGAACGACGCCTCCATCTTCTCGTAGCCCATAGGAATGTCGATCGGCATGACCATGCCGGAATTGCGCATTTCCTCGACCTTCTCGGTCGGGACCGGCAGCGTGATCTCGCTCGCCTGCCCGATCTTGGACACGCGGTCGGCGAAGATGGTGCAATCGCGCAGGATATAGCGCGGCATGTCGGAGTTGGACGGCATGATGGTCGCCTTTCAGTTTGAGGTTGACGAAACGGCCTAAAGGCCGAGCCCGCAACGGCCGTCAGGCCGCAAGCCCGACCGGGCGTCGCGCCTTGTGGCGCGCCCGCCGGAGCCGCAGGGCGCGAAGCGCCCGGTGCGCGGCGTGAGATAAAAAACTAACCTAAACCGCTCCACTGCCGATCTCCTGCGCCACCTGGTTAAGCAGCAGCGTGTAGGAGGCGATGTTGCGGTAACTGGTGATGCGGAGGTCGGTGACCGGCGCCGGCGGCTCGAACTTGCAGCCGAGCTTGACGACGCCTTGCGCCAGATCCACGTTCGTGTTGCTGTCGAGCAGCCAGACATCGTGACCCGGAAGGATCGCTCCCTCCAGTTCCATCGTGCGCAGGAATGCCCGGCCCGCCTCGATCATGAATTTGAGGTTCGCCTTCGTGAAGGGCCGGTCGATGAACTCCAGATAGGCAGCCTCCAGCGCATCGTTGATGACGTCGGCCGTACGCCGCACATTGACGAACTGCCAGAGCGTATCGCTGTCGCAGGTCCATGTTCCCCACAGCCGATGGCCCGTATTGTCGATGTTGACGATGGTGTTCACCCGGCTCTCGTTGAGATAGTCCGACTGCGCGCCGTATTCGATCGGACGGTTGACACCGACGATGCCGGAGAACGGGACGTTGGAGCCCGGCCACCAGAAGCCCTGCTCCAAATCCATCTTCGCCTGCTGCGCCGCCCAGATCGGCGAGGAAGGCCGGGCGACGTTGGCGGCGGTTGCCGTGTCGAATTTGAGCACCTTCGGATCGCAGACAAAGACGCGGCCGGAATTGATCCCGCCGCGATACTGCACCGCGGCCTGATCCGTCGTATCCGGCCCGTCGACATAGGCGATCGCGCGCAACGCTTCCGCGACGCCCATGAGCTCGGCGACGACCGGGTTGACGACCGATCCCTTCGTCGCGGTCGCCGTCGCTCCGGTGCCGCTGCCGCCACTGAAAGCGACGGTCGGCGAAGTGAAGCCGTATCCGGGGCTGGTGATGGTGACGCCGGTGATGACGCCGTCCGAGGCCGTGGCCGTGGCGGTCGCGCCGCTGCCTGCGCCGCCGATGGTGACCGTCGGCGAAGCATAACCCGACCCACCCTTCGTGATCGAAATCGCCGTGACGGCTCCACTGGCGACTGTCGCGACCGCCACCGCGCCGGTGCCGGCGCCGCCGGAGATCGTCACCGGCGTTTCGCCGTCGACATAGCCCGAGCCGCCGGCCGTGACGGCGATCGCCGTGATGACGCCGTCCTCAACCGTCGCCGCCGCCTTCGCGCCGTCGCCGCCGGAGATGGTGACCGTGACGCTGTCCTGATCGTAGCCGTGGCCGCCCGCCGTCATCGCAATGGAAGAGACGCCGTCGGCTGGCGCCGTCTGCGTGAAGCCCGGCGCGATCAGAAGCTTCGGCTTGTAGAGCCCGTCCGATCGGGCGCGCCGAAATGCATGGACGCCGGTGAAACTCGTCTGGCTGCCGACGAGGTTCGCCCAGGTGTCGGCCGCTTCTTCGCCCTCGGTCACGCGGACGAGGATGATCGGGCAGCCGACCTGGTCGAAGATCGAGTCGATCGCGTCGGCCAGCGTGCCGGACGCGCCGAGGCCGTCCGCATCCTGCGGCCGCAATATCTGCACCGGCTTGTTGAGCGGGAATTTGGTCGCGTCGGCATCGCCGGCCGTGCCGATCAGGCCGATGACGGCCGTCTGCGCCGTGCGGACCAGGACCGGCGTCTCCGCCGACTGGAAGGTGCGCGTGCCATGGTGGAAGGACACAGAAGCCATAGCGGCTCTCCTTTCTGAATGGCCTCTCGGCCGGTTGAATTTTCAGGTGGTGGCGGTCAGGCCGGCCAGTCAGCCGCATCAATTTCGGCTGGCGTCGTGATGGTACCGGCGTCGATATCGGCGGCGACCGACGCCTCCGTGGCGAAGCAGGCCTGCACATGCGCGCCGACGGCCGTGGCTATGGCGGCAAGTGTGGCCGCGTCGAGCGTCACCCAGCCGGACGCCGCCTTGAACTTGATGGCCTCGGAAGGGTTCGCCTGCGAATAGGCGTAAGCGCCGGTGATCATCGCCTGGCTGTCCCGGCTGGTGTCGATCTCCGCGCCATTGACCGTGACGCCGCCGGTCTCGATGACGAAGCGCCTGGCGGCGGCGTAGGACAGCAGTCGCGGCTTGTCGTCGTCGGGATCGGCCGCCGAGACAGCGGAGGCGAGAGCGGCCGGCACATAAAGCTTGCCGGCCTCATAGACCGCGCCGCTATCCGGCCCGATATCGACCTGCGACGCGACGCGCGAGACCTGGTCGATATCGAGTTCGATCGCCGTCATGCCGGCGAACTGCGCAGCCTTCGCCGCAGCGAGGTCGGCGGCCAGCTCTTCTTCTGTTTTTGCCATGACGCTATTTCCCGATCCTGATGCCCATCAGAAATCCCTGAATGACCTGCGCCACAGCCGTGCTGTTGAGCTGCAAGGCCTGCAATTGAATGGTGTCGCCGGCTGCGAGGTCGATCAGGTTTATGTTCCCTGTCGTGATGGTGACGTCGACAGTGTCCCGGTCGTCGCCGACCGATGCGGCCGCGCCATTGCGCATGATTGCTGTCTGCAGACGCTGGACGTTGAAAGCGGTCGCGCCGCCCCAGAACAGCCACTTGCCGGCATCTTCCGCGCCGATGGTGAAGACCCCGCTCAGGTAGGTCGTATCACCCAAATGTTGGCCGATATTGTCGAAACCCGTCGTCAGCGTCGCCACGCCGTTCGGGCAGCTTGTATTGCCTTGGCTGCCGCGGAAATAGACGACATTCTGCCTCCGTATGCCGGCTAGCAAGCCGGCCGGCGTGACGGCACGCCCGGTGTCGGTGCCCGCGATGGCCTCCGCGACCGTGGCGAGTTCGACAAGGCCCTTGAAGGTTTCCGTCGCGACCAGCGGCACATAGGCGCCGTCGATCCGGATATAGACGCTGCCGTCCGTCATGCCGACGCCGTGGCCGTTCGGAGGCTCCATGATCGCCCAACCGGCGACGCCGTATTCGGCAAGCTTGCCGTCCTGTCCGGCCCATGCGCCGGTCGCGTCGGCGGCGATCAGATAGGTGTCGCCGGCCGACGGGGAGGCCGGCGGCGTTGAAAGCGAAAGAGAAAGCACCGGCACCCAGGGCAGCCGCGTGATGCGCTGCAGCGGCACCTGCAAGGATGGGTCGACCTCGATTGTCACATTGGCCACGTCGGAAAAGGCGACTTCCAGCCGCACCGTCCCCTCTACCGTCTGTCCGCTCGAGGGCGTCGGCTTGTTGATCGGCGGATCGTAATGGGCGATCGCGATCAGCTCGTCGTCATCGTCGTAAAGGCCGGCCTCGCGGATCGTATAGGGACCGTCGGCGGCGGCGAGGAAGCAATCGAAATAGGCGACGTTCGTCGCTCCCACGACCGTGCCGTGGCCGGAAATCGTCTTGCGCGCCACCTCGTTGTAAAGCTCGGTCTCGCCGCCCGACGGCACGGTCGCGCCATCGCCGATGGCGATATGCGTGACCGTGATCGTCGTGCCGTTGGCGAGCGCGGCGGCCTCCTTGGACAGACCGAGATTGGTCATCAGGGCGAACGAGGTCTGTACCATGGATCAAGCAGCCTTGCGGTGAGCGGTTGCGGACAGGAGCGACGCCGCCGTCGCGCCGAGATAGTTCGTGGCGCGGAGCGTCGGCACGCCGAAGACGAAGGGGTGCGCGGTCGCGCCGAGCGCGGCCTGCGAAATCGCCCCGATATAGGCGGAGCCGCGCGCGCGAAGCACGGCGCGCGTGGTGAAGACCCTGGATTTCGGCTTCGCCCCGTCGACCGACTGGATCGCGTAGCTCTGCGTCGCCAGGTCGAAGACCGGAGCGCCGTCGCGATAGACGACCTCGACCCGGAAGGTGCCTCGGCGGGCATCTTCCTCCCACCATTCGATGACGCGGGTATCGAGGTCGAAGGCGGCAAGCGCGCGGCGGACCGCGCCGAGCGTGCCCTTCAGCCGGTGCACCATCGGCGAGGCGGCGATGACGGCGCGCTTGGTCGCCTCGTCCCAGTCGTTCGACCACACATCGGCCGAGACGCCCTGCGCCAGCCATGGCAGCAGCACGTCCGGGCACGTCGCCGGGTTCCAGATCGTGACGATGACGGTCGGATCGACCATGGCGATGCGCGCCAGTTCGGCGGCAAGCACCGCCCTCTCGATTGCCGAAGCGGTCTTCGGCAGGATGGCTCCCGCGATCGGCGCGACCGCCTCCACGGCTTCAGCCGGCGTCATCACTCCCACGACCCTTCGACCTGCTCGACATTGACCGTGACCGTGCCGACCTGTCCGACGCCCTTCGGCCCCGGCTCGATATCGGCCGCCGGGCTGGTCACGGTGACGGTCACGTTGTTGTCGACGGCGGCGCGGCCTCCGATCACTTCGCGCTGGACGGCGAGGCCGATCCGGCGACGGTCGGCGGCATAGGCTTCCAGCCGTGTTTTTGCCGCCGCCGCCATGGCCGAAGCGTCGGCGCCGGGCGCATAGGTCAGCGTCACCTCGATATCGTAGGCCGTGACCGTCGCCGCCTCGATGCGGACATTGTCGCCGATCGGCCGAACGTCCTCCGCCGTGCAGGCGGTGAACACCCGGTCGAGCAGGTCCTGGTCCGCCGCGCCGTAGGAAAGCGTCGGCAGCACCACGATCAGGATTTCCGGCGCCTTGACCGGATCGCCATTGTCGCGCCCGTCAAAGGCCGAGGAAATCAGCCCCATCGAATAAGCGTCGGTATAAAGCACGCCCGCGCCGGCGCTGTAGGTCGCGTCGTCTTCCTCCGAATAGACGACGGCGTCGGCAATATCGCGGGTGCCGTCAAGTTCGAGCGCGTGGAAGACGTAGGCGCCCTCCGGCCCGGCGGTCGAAAACGCCTCGAAGGCGAGCACGATGCGGGCGCGGAACACGGCATCCGTCTCGACCCATTTGCCGAGCGCCGCGTCCCATTGCGAATTCGCCGGCTGGTCGTCTTCGGCGTTCGGATAGACGAGCCGGGCGATGCCAGCATAGGTGCCGCCGATATGGTCGAGGTCGCCGCCGATGGCCGTCGCCAGCGAAAGACCGCGGATCGCCTCGTTGACGCGCTGGCGGAAAAGCATCTCCTGATAGCCGCCGCCCTCCGAATAGGCGATGACCAGAGGATCCGTTTCGAGGCTCGTCACGTCGTAGTCGATGCCGAATTTCGCCAGCGCCGCGATGAGATAGGCGTCGCGGCCGGCCTTGATCGTCTCGAAATCGACCGGAACGACCTGCGGCACGTCGCCGAGTTCGGAGAGGTCCGGCGCAACGAAGCGGCTCATGCTGCCCTCGCGATCGGAATGCTGACATGCTGGCCGTCATTCGCCGGCGTGAAGTCGCCCAGATGGCCGCGCGGATACCAGACGCCGTCGATCTCCAGCGCGAGCGAACCGTCGGCGGCGGCGCTGGTGAGGCGACAGCCCGTGACGGCAAAGCGAGGCTCCCATTTGGCGATTGCCATGACGACGGCCGAATAGGCGGCGAGGATAACCTGGTCCGTCATCGGGCGGTCGATCAGGTCGAAAAGCTCCGACCCGAAATCCCGGCGCATGACACGGCTGCCGATCGGCGTCGTCAGGATCACGCCGATCGACTGGCGCACATGGTCGAAGCCGGTCAGGATCGAGCCGGCATCGCGGTCGAAGCCGGTCCCCGGCCCCGAAGCAGCCATTCTCAGCCGGCCTTCTTCGGATCGGCCTTCGGCTCGGGCTTCGGTTCAGGTTTTGCAGCCTTCTTCGCGGGCAGCGAAAGCTGGTCGCCATGGGGCGGCAGGAACTGCCGGGCGACGCCGTCCGGCATGTCTTGCGCATCCTTATTCGCCTCGAACCACGTTCCGCCGAAAAAGCCGGAGACGTTGACGATGACCTTCATGTTCTCGCTCCTTCTATTCGCACAGCCATTTGGCCGCGCCGGAAACCAGCGTCGCGCCGCATTGCGTGGCGTCGCCGTGGCGCGCGACCGGCGCGCCCTCGCATTGCCATTTCGCCGAGCCCTCGACGATCGGGTTCGGCCCGTGCAGCGGGCAATCGTAGATATCGCCCAGCCTAGCGATCAGCGGCCCCTCGCAGGTCCATTTCGCCGCCGAGGTGACGACCGATCCGCCATGCGTCCCGGTGTCGCCGAGCCGGACGACGAGCGGCATTCAGGCGAGCTTCCCGCTCGACGCCGAATAGGTGATGTTCTCGGCCTCGATGGTCACCGCATCGTCCTTGACCGTGATCGTGACGCCGCCCTTGGTGACGACCATGTCGGCCGCCGCCGAAGGCCGCGGATTGGCGTCGCTCGGCGAAGAGAAGTCGATGACGCCGTCGGTCAGGTCGCCACTTTCCGAAACGATGTCGACCTGCTGGCCGACCGTCGGCGGGATATGCGTCTTGATCCCGCCCGCCGCGACCTCTTTCCACGGCACCCAGGGCGAGAGGTAAGGCCCCTTCTCCCCGTCCGACAGTTTCACCCGCGCCAAACCCTTGGCCGTATCGACCGCGCTGACCGTGCCGGTGCGCTTGCGGTTGCGCCCGCGCCGGTCGAGCTCTGCGACCTTGCGCTCGAGTTCGACGATGCGGCCAAGGAAGCTGAAGCCCACTTCTATTGCTCCGAAAATTCGGACGTGGCCGATTGCAGGTCCGGCTCCGTCGCCTCCGCCGGCTCGACCGCGATGTCCATCAGCGCCCGCGCCTCGGCGAGCGTCATGCCGAACCGCCGCCTTTGCGCCTCGTGGTTAAGGACGCCGTCCGGCTGCCCAACCAGATCCTGCATGGTGGCGAGGTAAGGGTGCCCGGCCGCCTCCATCTTCTGGAAAAGCTTCGCCCAGATGGAAGTCTGGGCGACCGGCTCGCCGAAGACGGGGTCCGCCAAAAGGTCGGCCGAGATGACGGTCTGGTGCGCGGCGATCCGCGTGCCGGTCGCATCGGAGGTGCGCTTGCGCACGATCTTCGTGACGCCGCTGGTGAGGCCGCGCCAGATTTCCGCCCATTCGTCGCGCGGATCGGAGAGCGCGTTGACGATCTGCCGGTCAACGCAGTCGAGATAGAACTCCATCGCCGGATCGGTCGCCGGAATGCCGAGCCCGACGATCTGGCTTTCGCCGGTCTCCGGATCGGTTTCCGTCATCGTCATGGCGATCCCGGTCTCGATGGTGAGATCGGTGTTGCCACACCGATGCAGCGCGCGCACGTCGAGCCGTTCCTCGATCCGGCTTTCGTCGACATAGGCGGCGATGAAGGGTTTTTGCTGGTCCGTGCGCAGCATTTCGTCGGTGGCCACGTCGAGCGCGCCGATATGGCTGTCAAGCACATTGCCGCCGACGAAGGTCTTGCCCTTCAAGGCCTCGATGGCCGTAATACGGAAGGCGAGACGGGCGAGCATCACACCTCTCCGAGTTGCAATACCAGCCGCGACTGGCCGCGATCGTCCACGCCGAGCACTTCGAACCACGGCTCGCCCGGCCGCGAAAGTGCCTTCACCCGGTCGCCCTGCCGCGCAACGATTGCCGGATATTTCGCCCGGTCGATATGGAGTTCGCCCCGGCCGGCCTGGATTTTGGTCCGCCAGTCGCGGTCGCGCCCGC